TGGAGATGCGTCAGCGCGCCAAGTCGCCATAGCACTTGAGCGAGCGCTGCTTTATGGGCTGGATGTTTATGATTCTGATTTACCCATAAAGGCTGCTCTAGAAGATTATTTGCTCCCCGGTCGTGGAGTAGTTTGGGTCGTATATGAGCCAATCATCGTCAAGGAAAAGACGAAGATTGAAATCAAAGGCGAAGACGTAGATATACTAGAAGAGGAAGAAATTGAGCGGCTTGGCGATCAGCGGTGCCGATTTGATTATGTTCACTGGCAAGATTACCGCGAAAGCCCCAGTCGCAGGTCCGAAGACGCAACATGGCGAGCGCGTCGCCACCTCTTTACACGCGAAGAACTGACGGGCCGTGGCTTCGATAATGCGGAAGATGTGCAGCTTAACTGGTCACCGGAACGTGCCGACGACGCGGGCATGGGGGAAACATACAACCGGGCGGAAGTCTGGGAAATATGGGACAAGGTAAAGCGCCGCCGTCTTTTTGTGGCTACTGGACACAAGGATGTCCTGGCTGATGACGAAGACCCATACTCTCTGGAACACTTTTTTCCTTGCCCGACGCCGTTAATAGCGGTTCGCACCAACAACACCTCTATCCCGGTCCCAGAATTTACGCTGTATCAGGATCAAGCGGACGAGCTTGACCGGATAACGACGAGAATCACGAATCTCATAGAGGGACTAAGGCGTCGAGGCGTTTACGACTCCAGCATTCCAGAATTGGCGAAACTAGCCAATGCTACGGACAATGAATTCATCGCTAGCGATAATTTCGCAAACTTAGCCCAGAAGGGTGGTTTAGCCGGGGCATTTCAGACAGAGGATATTTCTGCAATTACTCAGGTTCTTGCAGGGCTGTATAACCAGAGAAATCAGGTTCTACAGGCGATATATGAGATCACTGGGATATCCGACATCATTCGTGGTGGAGGAACTAAAGCCAGCGAAAGTGCGACGGCGCAGCAGCTAAAGGCCCAATATGGCTCTATGCGACTGCGACTTCGCCAGGAAGATATATCCAAATATATCCGGGACTTGTTCCGTATTAAGGCCGAATTGATCGCTGAGAACTACGAGCCGGATATTCTTGGCCGCATCACCGGAATAGAGATCACTGACGAGATGGTCGAGATCATGCGTAATGACAAATTACGCAGCTATCAGATCGACGTAGAAACAGACAGCACGGTATTTGCAGACGAGGAAGAGACTAAGCGCACTCGCATAGAATTCGCTAATACGATGGGCAGTTTCCTAGTTCAGGCCATCGAGGCCACCCGCGCCGCGCCGGAGATAACGCCTATAGCTTTCCAGATACTAAAATTTGTTGCCGGGGCATGGAAGGTCGGCAGGCAATTCGAGGACGTAATCGGCGAAACAGAGGCGGCGGTGATGCAGCAGTTGCAGGCGTCCCAGCAGCAGCCTCAAGTATCCCCAGAAGAACGCATCGCAGAACAGCGTATAGCGGCAGAGCTAGAACGCGAGAAGCTCAAACAAGAAGGAAAACTGGCCGATATAAACTCACGCGAACGAGCTACCGCAGCAGAAGTTCAAGAAAAGAGTCGAGCCTCTAGCGAGCGGGTGCAAAGCAAGGAAGACTTGGCAATGCTGGAAGCAGAACTTCGCATGGCGGAAAATCAGTGATGAACAAAAAGTACCGCGATAATTATGATTCGATAACGTGGACTAACACCGCGAGTGAACAATCGCCGTCCAAAGAGCCTAAACGATCCAGCTTTAATCTAATTAAGGATATCGAGCCGTTTCGTAGCCCACTTGACGGTAAATATGTGACGAGTAGATCAGAATTGCGCGAACATGAGAAAAAACATAATGTTCGCCAAATTGGAAATGACTGGGCGGGGAGTACTCGTCCGGCAAACTGGGACGCAATGAAGAATGTCAATAACTGAGACAAGCACCCCAGAAACGGGGCCAGCGTCAGAATCTAAGATACTTGATGGTGTTTTAGAAAGCGCTATCACAGGAGAGTTTAACCATGGCGATGGTAAACCCACTTCTGTAAACCCTAGAGCTATCGCCGGAGAAACCAGTGCGGAAGAAGTCGAAGTCCAGCCGGACCCATCAGACGAAGCCGCCGAAGGCCATGAAGCAGAAGAAGTAGGGGCCACTCCAGAAGCAGACGAACCGGAGTCTGAAACGGAGCCAGCGCCGAATGCTTTGGCAGCACCAAAAACATGGCCTGCTGAACAACGTGAAGCGTTTGAGCAACTACCCGATGAACAGAAAGGTTTTATGGTTCAGCGGGAGCAAGAGCGTGACGCGGCGTTCACTCGCAAGACGACTGAACTGGCAGAGCAGCGGAAGCAGCTAGAAGGTCTCAACGGAGTTTTGGCACCGTATAAACAGCAGATGCAGGCTCACGGGATTAGCGAGGCAGAATATATCTCGCGTCTTATGAGTTATGACAATGCACTACGGCAAAACCCCACAGAGGCCATCTCTCAACTCGCTCAGCACTACAATGTTCAGTTACCGTCAGGCGATTCGGGCGTGGATTATGTAGACGAACATCCTGCTGATTCACATACACAACAACTGCAACATCAGTTAGCCCAGACGCAACAGCAAGTTAGTCAGTTAGCCCAGTCGCAACACCAGGAGCGTTACCGACAACTTGAGGGTCAGGTTGAGGGATTTGCTGCCCAAAAAGATGCAGATGGAAACCTCAAGCACCCCCATTTTGAAAAAGTACGCGAAAGGATGTCGCGGCTCGTAACTGCTGGAGAGACCCAGGATTTGATGACGGCCTATAACATGGCGCTTCGGCTAGACGACGGCCTTTACAAAGAGGCATTAGAAAAGGAGCGCACTGCCGTAAGCAAAAAAGAGGATGCCAAACGTAAGGCGGCTATCGATAAAGCCAAGAAAACGCGGCCTTCTCGCTCTACCGCTCCCCCAGATGGGACGGTAAAGTCCAGCGGTCTTGACGACATTTTACGCGACAGGATTAACGAAGCTAGAGCATAGGGTTTTCTGCCGTTGCCCCAATGATGGGAGCAAACAGAAATGGCTACCTCTCCAAATAGTACCTATACGGAGATCGTAACCACTACGTTGGCTGGTTACTCCAAGACGATGGCCGACAACGTGACGAACAACAATGCGTTGCTTCGCCACATCGACTCAAAGGGAAATAAATCCCCTGCGACGGGTCGAACCATCGTTCAGGAGCTTGAGTACGCTACGAACTCGACTACGAAGTGGTATTCGGGTTACGAGGTGCTTGATACTTCAACCAGCAATGTTTTCACCGCTGCTGAATTTAACTACAAGCAGTTGGCGGGGAACGTAGTGATTTCCGGTCTTGAGCAAGTCGAGAATTCCGGCCCCGAGCAGATATTCAATCTGCTTAAAAGCCGGATTCGGAACCTTGAGAAATCGCTCAAGAATACGATGGCGACTGCGCTTTATGCAGACGGCACCGGCACTGATTCTAAAGAAATTGGCGGGTTACAACTGCTGGTTCCTGGCACCGTGGGTAACACGGTTGGCGGCATCAACAGCGGCACCTATACGTTTTGGAAGAATCAGGTCTACGACTTCTCGACGGAAACTATCACCGCTTCCTCAACCACGATCCAGACGGCCATGAACACTCTGTGGCTTGCCTGCATTCGTGGCGCGGATCGGCCTGACGTGATTGTCGGTGACACCAATTACTTTGGTTTCTACTGGTCTTCACTTCAGACGAACCAGCGGTTTACCTCAGATGAGTCGGCATCGGCTGGATTTATGAACTTGATGTTTATGGATTCACCTGTTTTTTATGACGACCAGTGCCCGGCCAACAAGATGTACATGCTCAATACGGACTATCTGTTCCTGCGTTATGCAGAAGGCCGTGAATTTGTGCCTCTTGGCGAAAAGGCTTCTGTTAATCAAGATGCGCTTGTTATGCCTGTTGCTTGGGCCGGTAATATGACCTGTAGCAACCGCGCACGGCAGGGCATCATTCAAGCCTGATAGGAGGGTCCAATGCCTTATACAACTCAAAGCGCCATCGGCATTGACTTTGATGGGGGTACTGAATCAACCCCATCTCAGCCTCTGGGTAGCCGAATGGTTGGAACTGATGCTTCCACTTGGCTCTATGTCACAGCGGGCAGCGCCGTTGCCCAATATGACGTAGTGGCCGTTACGGAGGCATATTCCGCCGTTCCTATCACTAAAGCCTTGGTGGATACCGGCGAGCTTATTGCCGTAGCGCCCGAAGCGATCACAAGTGGGCAATACGCATGGGTTCAGTTGAATGGAGTTTGCACGATTAACGTCTTGGCAAGCGCTGCCGCAGACGTAATTTTGTATTCTTCGGCAACGGCTGGGAGTCTTGATGATACTTCAACCTCTCATACTAGGGTTGACGGCATCAAACTCACCACGGCACGGAGCGGGACTGCTGGCAGTGCGCCAGCCATCGCGTCGTATCCGAAGTCGTTTGTTATCTAACTGAAAAGGAAGTGCGGGGGTGTAAAAACCCCCGCGCGACTGCCCATGAGCAACATCAGAATAGAGCTTTTGCCCAGTGAAAATGGTGGGCCAGACTTGGTGGAAATCCGCCGAGTGGGCGACCCAGATACTGTTCTGTACAAAGTCTCCGAGAAAATTGAGTGGCTGGAAGAGCATTTCCCGTTGGAGGTCGCCGCGTACAAGAAAAACGGCGGGAATATCAGCAAGATTAAAATCAAGCCGCAGGGCACAGATTTAACCGAGCTGAAGGGTGTTGGTCCTCGTCGAGCAAAGGTTCTTATCGGTCAAGATGTAAATACCGTGGAGCAGCTATCTGAGCTTTCAGACGCCAGCGTGGGTAGTTTGGGCGCAGGAACGGTCGATCTCCGCAAGCTGGCCCGTGATTATCTGGCTGAACAGGCTGGGCAAACTCCAAAACAGGTTGTTGGATGACGCTTCTAACGATTTGCCAAGATGCAGCTAAAATCATCGGGATAACTGCGCCTGATGCAGTCACCGCATCAACAGATACATCTGTCATCCAGTTGAATGCTGTCGCAAATCAAGAAGGCCGCGCATTGGTGGAGCGGTATGACTGGGAAGTTCTTACAAAAGAAGGCAGCAAAACAACTCTTGCTGCGACGAGTCAGGGAACGATGGTCTCGATTGCTGCTGATTTTGGTCGATTCAGCAACAATACGATGTGGAACCGAACAACGGATCGAACGTACCACGGCCCTCTGACCGGCGCTCAGTGGCAGCGCATCCTCGCTGTCGTAAGCGGTGGAATCACCAACTATTTCCGTATTCGCGGCGGTGCGCTGCTTTTGCATCCCACGCCACCAGCCGGAGAATCAATCAAGTTTGAGTACATCTCAAAGAACTGGGTGGACGAGTCTGGCGCAGCAGTCGCAGACGCTGACAAGTTCACTGGAGATTCTCAAACAAGCGTACTATCGGAGGAATTGATCACGTTGGGCGTGATCTGGCGGTTCTTGAAGATCAAGGGTTTGCCCTACGATCAGCAGTTCATGGAATATCAATCGCGCTTGCAGGAATACACGCAGAGCGACGGAGCCAAGCCAATTTTGCGTATGGGTGGTTCAAGCAGGGCCATACTCGGTCTGAATGAACCAGAGGGCAATTACGGCCTCTAAATAGGAAGCAGATTATGCCAGTAGTGAGTGGAAAGCATTATGCCTATACCCCCAAGGGCATTAAGCAAGCCAAGAAAGCTGCGGCGAAGAAATCGACCGGCTTGTCCAGTCGCAAAATGAAACCTCGCGCAACAAGCGGCAAGACTAGAAAGGCGTAGTTGATGTCGCGTGATCTTTACGGCGAAGTCCTCGCAAATGTGCTGAACAGGAAAGCGCCACCGAATCATTTTGCTGCCTATATCAACCCCAGGGAGGGGGCGATGCTGCGCTCACAGGGCGGCGGCGTTGCTCCGGGCGGTGGCCAGTATATGGCGAACGGAATGCCTGCATTTTATAGTGGCGGGTCTGGCTCGGGCGGTCTTACGGGGGACGCGGGCCGTGACCCTGGACGAGAAGCTGCTGCACGGGATGCGGCTGCGGGTGTTTACGGCGGGCAGGGGGGCGGTGGTTTCGGTGGTTTCGGTGGTGGTGGTAGCAGCGCGTCTTATGGTGGGCGTGGCAGTGACCCGGCCGAGACGCGAGGCATAGCTGCGGCTCAAGCCGCTGCGCAGGCTCAAGCCGCTGCACAGGCTCAAGCCGCTGCGCAGGCTCAAGCTGATGAGCGGTCGTGGCAAGAAGCCGTACGAGAGGTTACTATCGCCAATATCGCCAATCAACTAGACCCGACTGTGGGGTTGAGTCGGGGGGTCAACCCCTTTGGGACTGCGGAACAGCGTTCTGCTCCTTCTATGCCATCGGTGGACACCGCTGCTGTAGCCGACATGATTCAAGACATGGAAAGAGAAGATGACGCTCGTCGAGGGATGGCGGTTGCTAACGCCCTAAATCAGCCTACTACGGCGGTGCAGGCTCCGGCTCAATCCAATGCACTCGGCATGGCCATATCCGGAACGGGCATGCGTACCACAAATCCTGACGTTGCGCGCAATATGGAACAATTAGCCGTAGAAGCCGGACAGCGGGACGCATTAACTACAGCAGGGCCGCAGGCGACGGTAGGGACGGCGGTGCAGGCTTCGGGGCCTGCCCCTTCGACAGCAGGATTCCACCAGACAATGGCCCAGTATGGGGTTTCTGATCAAACTCAAGATGTAGGGGAAATAGGGGAAACAGGCCAATCAGGCGTTAGCGTTGGCTATGCAGATTCTGAGGCAGAAGATGCAGCATACGGAAGAGAGCTGGGAATTTCTGGCAGCACGCCACCTGGGCGGGAAGCCGCTATACATCAAGCGTCGTTAGATGCTTTGGAATCATATAGGAACTCTCTTGAACCAAAAGATTGGAACCTTACCACTCTATCGGAATTGAATCTCAATGCACTTGTGAATGATCCTGAGTATGGAAACAGAACGGTAGAAGAAAACGAGGCTTTATTCTCTCGACCGATTAGCGAATACGGTACTGGCATTTTTTCACCTGCTGCGATGTTAGCCGGTCAGGGCGCTACGGCACAACAAACCTATGATGTTAACAGACGCTCGGCGTCCGGTGGATATGGCATA